ATTGCGAGGTTAAAAGAGCCTGCAATAATAATATCGGCAAGCGGAATGTGCGAGGCTGGAAGAGTTTTACATCATTTGCAGAATATGATTGGAAAGTCAAATAACCACATAGTATTTTGTGGATTCTCAGCCGGAAACACATTGGCTGCCAGAATAAAAAATAAAGATAATAAAACTGTTAGCATATTTAAAAGACAATACAAGAAAAATGCTAATATCGTAGAATTAAAAAGTTTTTCGTCTCACATTCAAAATAAAGAGCTAAAAGATTATTTATCACAAATTAATTGTGAAACCATAGTTTTGAAACATTCTGAACAAGAATCTAAATGTATGTTTGCAAAAGAATTGCAACAATATTTAGATTTTAGATGCAGCACAGCTAATATAGTGTGCGCAGATAAAAGGACTAAAATCAAAATTTAGGAGGATATCATGGTTAGATTTAAAGGATATATAGATGGTAATTATATAGAGTTTGAGGGCGATGGTGATAAATTTTTAGAAATAGTAGATGCTATTATGGCTCAAACTGAACATTCAATATACACATATGGTGAAGATTACGATGACCATGATTATTTTAGAATATAAGGAGATATGAATATATGAGAATAAAACAAAATAAATTAGAACACAAATGCAAGGGTGAATTAGTTGCATTTGAGGAAAATTCAGTAGTAGTTCAAAAGATTAAAAGAGATTCTGTTGAGGAAGATAATGTAAACTTGGATGATTTTATAGAAGATTTAAAAGAGTTTTGCGCCGCACACCAAGGCGAGGACGTTGATATAAAATTAATTGCAAGAGCAGAAACTGAGTAGGTGGTTGAATGTTCGAGAGAAAAAAAGGCGAATCGAAATTAGACTATACGCTTAGGCTTGTAGGTAAAAAACTAGAAGATGGTGACAAATATTTAGACTGGCAAGATATTGTAGATTTAGCCGGTTGGGATTGTCATTATGATTCACTAAGGAAAGCAATGCAACCCTCGGAATTTGGTGGTTATGCAATTTATAAACATATGCTTGAAAGTGGCTATGAGGGCAGTGCAATAAAAAAATTAGAAGAAAAGATAAAAGAGTCTAAGATAGAAGTTCAAAAATTGCGAGATTTAAGGTCTGGATATAGAGAAAATCAGATAAGAAATACCGCAAGAAAAGAAGCTATATTAGAAGAAATAGCTTATTATACAAAAGATATAAAACCATTAGATATGCCAGATTTTAAACCAATTAGAAGTGGGGATGTAAAATCTATTTTCGGCATAGCAGATGCCCACTACGGCAAAGAGCTTATAATAGAAGGTCTTAATGGTGAACCATTAAATGTTTATAATCCAGAAGTATTCGAAGAAAGAATGGAAAGATTATTGCAAGAATATATAAATATAATAGACGAAGAAGGAATTTCAGAAATTGTATTTGTTGATTTGTCAGACTCTATAGAAGGGGTTTTGAGAGCATCGTCTTTGCAATATATTAAATATGGAATTATAGAATCGGCTATCAAATATGCTGAATATATGGCTAATTGGATAAACAAATTAAGTGAATATGTTGAGATAGACTATTATAGTTGTTTGGGAAATCATTGTGAATTAAGAACTCTTAATAGTAAATCTGGTGAATTCGCTAAAGAAAATATGCAATATGTGATTGACAAAGTTTTGAGCGTGGCACTATCTAACAATGATAGAGTAAAAATCAATCAAACTAAAGCAATACAATATATAGACATTGATGGATTTAGTATTATGGCTACACACGGTCAAAATGAAAGAGATTTGGTAAAGTCGGCAAAAGAATATAAAGAAATATATGATGTGAAAGCAGACTTAATGATTTCTGGTCATTTGCATAATTCAAAACAAGAAACTGCATCGTTGCATACAAAATGTATTCAATTCCCAAGTTTAATAGGTATTGATGATTTTTCAATGAAAATAAAAAAGACAGCTAAACCTGAAGGTAAGGCTATAATTAAAAAAGGTAATAGATTAATAAATATAGATATAGAATTATAAATAATATGAAGAAGTGATGTGATTATATGGCAAGGAAGAAGAAAAAAACAGAAGTTGACAAGTTACTCTGTACAAGATGTGATAAAGTAACTATAAATAAATCCAATGCATATGTGAGCTACTCATTTTTTGCTGTGGATGGCAGAATGCCAATATGTAAAAGTTGTGCTATTGATATTTATTTAAAATATTATAACAAACTTAAAGATGAAAGGCTTGCCATTTTTTACACATGCAGAAAATTAGACGTTCCATTTATAGAGGACATATATCAAGCAGCAGTATCTAATAGGCAAACTTATATAGATAAAAATTTAGACGATAAAGATTATAGACCCGAACCATTATTCAGATATTATATGTCTAGGATTTATAGTGGTATGGCGAAACCATTTGGAGACCCAAAAACATTTGATGATGGTTCGCAATTTACAGATATAAATGGTAAAATATTGGATAAAGACGACTTAAAGAAAAATGAGATAGAAATTAATGAAACAAAGATAAAAGAATTAGTTCAAAAATGGGGTCATAATAGCTCTATGAGAGTAGAGGACTATATGTATCTTGAATCACAATATGATGAAATGGTAGATTCGTATGGTGAACCTAAAGATTATTCTAGTAAGATGTATTTCAAAGATATAGCGATGACGGCTCTCGATATTAAGAAAATGAGAGAGTCAGGTGGCAATATAGAGAAGCTTATAAAGATGAGAAATAAACTTATAGAGGACGCAAATATTACGCCTATAGACCCAAATTCAAGAGAAAAAACACCACCAATTGGACTGGTTACAAAAATGATAGAAAATTCAGAACCAATAATAGCGCAAGATAAAAAATACAAAGACGTTGATAAATTTAGTGAGTTATCTGTTCAAATAGTAGGTCAACTAGCAAAAATGTTAGGTAAGCAAGGCGATGTCGTTGATGAATATAATAAATATCTAAAAGAATATGAGCTAGATTTAGATAAAATATTAGAAGAAATTGAGGATGAATAACAATGTCTGGTTATAATACAGTGTCTTATAAATCTGGACTAGACGCAGAAGATTATAGCTTGCCAAAATCTGAAAATATGATACAACAATATAAAAAATGGATTGCATTTTGGAGAGAAAATCCTCATAGATTCGTAAAGGATTATTTAGGTATAAAGTCTTTAAAACCATTCCAAGAATATTTATTGTATCAAATGATACATGGAAAGAATTTTATGTATTTGGCTGCGAGAGGGCAGGGGAAAACCTTTCTCACAGCTCTTTTTGTTGTAATAGTTTGTATATTATACCCCGGCACTAAGGTTGTTGTGGCATCTGGCAAAAAGGGTCAGGCTATGAAAATAGTAACTGAGAAACTACCTGAGCTTATGGCTATGTCACCCATTATAAAAAATGAATTAGATGGTAGACCAAAATCTAACATGAATAGTGATGACCCAAACATTAAGTTTTTAAATGGTTCTTGGGTTAAAATAGTAGCTTCTAATGAAGGTGCTAGGTCAAGTAGAGCTAATTTATTAATATTAGATGAGTTTATATTGATAGAACAAAATATATATAACAAAGTCCTTAGAAGATTTGTAACCAATACAAGACAGCCCAATTATTTAAGCATAGATAAATATAGTACAAAAGAATATAGGGAATTAGAAAAAAATAGACAGATATTTTTATCATCTGCTGGATATAAACATAACTGGGGATATAAACACTTTCTAACTTTTGTAAAAAGAATGACCGATGGAAGCTTTTATAATGTTATAGCATTTCCATATCAAAAATCAATAGAACATGGATTTTTAGTTGAAGAGGATATAAGGGAAGAAATGAAAGAGGATACATTCTCACCTGTAGGATTTAATATGGAAATGGAATGTATGTTTTATGGAGAAAATGAAGATGCATTTTTTGAATTATCAGATATAGAAGATAATAGAAAAATTATAGAGGCGCTATATCCAAAAGAAATATATCAAATATATGGAAATAAAAATTTTAAACCTAGAGAAAAAGACAGAGATGAAATAAGAATAATAACAAATGATATAGCAAGGTTACCAAGTAAAAAAAATGACGCAAGTGCATTTACAATATTATCTTTAAGAAGATATAATAATAATTGGAAAATACATGGCGAATATATGGAATCTTTGGTCGGTGGTCATAGTAAAACTCAGGCTATAAGAATAAGACAATTATATAATGATTTCGATTGTGATTATATTGTAACAGACGTAAAAGGTAATGCAATATCAGTAGTCGATAGATTATTAGAGCCATTATTTGACAAAGAAAGAGGAGTCAAATATGAGGCTTTTAAGTTTATAAATCACGATAAATTAAATGAAAGCGCATTGCATAATGCAGAAGAAAGAATATTCGCTATAGACGCTACGGCAGATTTAAATATGAAAATAGCAAATACTCTAAGAGATTATTTAAAACGTGGTAAGTTTAGATTTTTAGTGAACGGTAATGATTCATTAAATTATGTAACTAAGGCTAAAGATTATTCTAAATTATCTATAGAAAAACAATCAATGCTACAAAAACCATATATACAATTTGATAATTTTGTAAATGAAACAATATCATTAAAACTTGATACATCTGCTAAAACAAATGTAGAAAGACTTATAGAACCAAGAAGCGGAAGAAAAGATAGATATAGTTCTTTGTCTTATGGGGTATATTTTTTATCACTTAAAGAAAAAGAATTAACTAAGCCTCAAAATAATGAGGACTGGGATAATTTTATGTTGTTTTAAAAAGAGAGGTGAGTGAAATAAGTGGAAAAACAAATAGCATTTGATAAAATTTTTAACGATAAAGAGTATTTTGTACAAAACGCAATACCATATTCTGCAAGATATGCGAAAACGCCATTGAATCCTTTAGTTATGCAAAGCTATATAAGCTATACGTCAACGCAATATAGCAATGACGATATTAAAAAGTTGCTTAAAGACCCTTTGCAAAATTACAAACAACTTCAACGTGTGTCTGAATATCTTGAAAGTACAAATGCTTTTTATACTAATATTGTTTATTATTATGCAACCATACTCACCTATGATTATATGATAACTCCTATAAACGATTATAAGATTGGTAACGATACTTTAAAAAGTAGGTTTTTAGAAGCTGCTAAAATTGCTAAAAAGACACAGGTTCAAAGTAATTTCGCGCATATGATGTATAGGACGTTACTTAATGGTGAAACATATTGGTACGATTTAAGCGATGATAATAACACAATATTCAAAGAAATACCAAGTAAATTTTGCAGAAGAGCATTAGTAGATGAAGATAATTTATGGCGATATTATATTGATTTTAAACAAATAGACCAACACGAAATAAGAGAAATGCCTACCGAAATAAGAATGGCATATAAGAATTATGTTGAGTCAAACGATAAAAAAAGTACAAAGAAAATAAGAGACTTAGATATAGAAATACCAAAACATTTATATTTAGTAAGCAAAAAAGGCTTTTCTATTTCTTCAAGGCTTACATTTGAACAACATGATTATCCTTTCTTTGCTAATATGTTTGTTGATTTAAATAGTTACGATTCTGATAAAGAATATTTTAGCAATTTCTTAAAATCTGATAATATCAAATTGGTTCATTTTAAAGTTCCAATAGATAAAAATACTGGTAAACCAATAATGGATTATGATAAAGTTCAAAAATATCATGACGCTGCCAACTCAAACACTTCTGATGCAGTTGCGGTAATAACCAACCCATTTGATGTTGAGGGTATAGCCACAGATAAGGCAAGTCAAAACGCAATAAATGTTTCTGAAAATGCGAGAGGAAACGCATCATTTAGTAGTGGCGTTAGTGAAACGATGTGGAATGCAACTACAACTAATGGTCTTAAATTCTCAGTTCAGGCTGATGCAAGTAAGGTTAAACATATAATGTCGTTCTTTGATAATCTTATGAACTATAAACTAAAAGAAACAAAAATGGCTTTTAGTATAGATAGAGAAATTACTTGGTATAATAAAGAAGATGTTTATAAAACAAGAAAAGAAGCTTTAGGAATGGGAGATTTATACTCTGGATGGATTTCAGCTGGTGCTTATGAGCCATATGATGCTATCAAGATAGCAGAAATGGAAGATGCACTTAATTTTAGAGATTTATTTAGACCTAAACTATCTGCATTTCAACAATCTGGTGATAGTGGCGAAGTAGGTCAAGGTGCACCAGAGAAAGATGATAAAGCTGATGTCACAGATGAAAATCAGCAATATAAATAAGGTGGTATTATGAAAAAATATGTATGCACAATAGAAAAAGAATATAGTGAATCCTTGATTTCAAAAGGATATCATTTAACTGACACATATGAGATTGACGGAAATGAGGTTTTTGTGCTCATGCCACCTAAAGGTACAAAAAATTATGATAAGTTAGATAAAAGCAAATGCTTTTTTACTAATAAAAGATATTTCAAAGGTGGTGAGTAAATGAGTGAAGTTCTAAAATTTGAATCTCAAATAGATGTTAGCAATTTGGAAAAATTAAATGATGAATTTTCAAAAGCCGAATGTAAAGTTATGTATGTTGGAGCAAATAGAAATATGTCGTATATAACAAAAGAGGCAGTTGAAAATGCACTTGGTACTATTTATAATATACCAGTAATAGCTGAAGTTCTTTATAAAGAAGGCGAAGATAAGGATTTTGGTACTCATGGTGGAAGATTGGTAATAGATAGCAATGGTGCTAGAATAGAACAGACTACCGTACCATATGGCGTTGTTCCCGAGTCTTGTAACCCTAGATGGGTCGAAGAAGGCGACAAAGAATATCTTGTCTGCGATGTGTTTTTATGGACTGGAAGATACGATGATTTAGAAATACTATTGAGCGACGATGAAAAACAAAGACCACAAAGTATGGAAATTATGATTGGTAGTAGTTATGTAGATGACGACGAGTATGAGGTCATAGAAGATTTTTCATTCTCAGCATTAACCATATTGGGGGCAGATGTTGAACCTTGTTTTGAAGATGCAAGAGTAAAAATGTATGATAGGGACATCTTTAAAGAAGAATATGAAAAATTATTTAATTTATATAACAAAATTAACAAGGAAGGAGGAGAGAATTTGGCAGACGATGATAAAAAATTTGTTGCTGAAGAAGAATTAATGTCTGAATCACCTCTTGACGTTGACAAATCGAAAGACGCTTTATCCATGACTGCATGGGGAGATGTTGATAAGTCAGCTCTTGTTAAAAATGTTATGAAAGCTGAGAATTTTAAAACCATAGCAAACGATGTATATATGCTTTTAGAAGATGGCTGGGAAGAAGGCACAGAGGGTGCTTGTAAATATCCAGTAATGGAAATAAAAGATGGTACATTGGTTTATAATAGATATGGATTAGCTTCTGCATTGGCATACGCCAAAGGCGAAGATGAAACATCTGTGGTCAATAAAGTCGAGGATATCATGGATAAACTTGACATCAATGAGGAAGAAGATGAGGATGGTGAGAATATGACTAAGGAAAATGAAGGAAAATTTGAATTATCTTACAAAGATAAAATGGAGATTTTATATGAAGCTTTAGAAAAAGATGGTTCATATGTTTGGATATTTGATTTTACAGATACCAAAGTTGATTATGAAATCGACACTTATTCAGAAGAAAGTGGTTATGAGCAAAAGATGTATAGAGCACCTTATAGCTTAGATATTGAAACAAAAGAGGTTGTTATTGATTTTGAAAATCAAGAAGAACTTTATGTTGAAGTAATAACTAAAGCTGAGAAAGAGGAAATAGAATCTAACAGAAAAATGGCTCTCGACAATCTAAAAGATGATATAAAAGAACTTAATGCTGATTTAGATGAGTACAAAGTAAAAAATGAAAAGCTACAATCTGAATTAGACAAGGAAAAACAATTTAGACTAGATTTTGAAGAGGCTAAGAGGAAAGAAAAAATTGATGGACTAATAGATTCTTTTGAAGATGTTCTTGGCAACGAACCTGAGTTTAGTGCTATAAAAGACAAAGCTTATGAAATGAAATATGACGAAATTGAAAATGCTTGTTATGTTTTAATAGGTAAAGCTAATTTTTCAAAGAAGAAAACTAAGAAAGATGATAAAAAAGCTTATACTTCTTTGAATTTAGATAATGATGATTTTGACGAAGAAAATATTGCCGACAAAATCGAAAAAGAATATAAAATAAAATTTAAGAAATAATAGGAGGAAAATAATATGGCTAATCAAATAAACTTAGACAAAGTATCAGCAACAGCGAGTATAATAACTGTTGTTGCACCTGAAAACACAGTGAATGGAAGTATTTTAACAGTTGGGGAATTACAGGACAATTTCACATATGCTGCTGCTGCACCTACTGGAGCAGACGATTCAGATATGGTTATGGTTCTTGCCGTTCCATTATCTTATGAAGCAGAAAAAGACCAAAATGATTTCGAGATAGCTGCTAATGATTTAGTAAGAGCTTATTATCCATACAAGGGATTTACAGTAAGTATTCCTGTTGCTAATATTACTGCAACCGCTGCTGTAGAAGCTGGTAATGTTGTTGTACCTACTGCTACTACTCAACCAGAAGCTTTGGCTGCTGCTGTTGGAACAGAAAGTATAGTGTTTGAAATTGAAGATGTTTATACACTTAATGGCGTTAGTATGGCTAGATTAAAGTGTGTAAAAGCGTAGTGAAAAGTAATAATAGAATAAAAATAATAATTAATAATATATAATAGGAGGAAAACAATATGGCTAATCAAATAAGTACATTAAAAGAGGTTGCCTATGATGTAGTAAAAGGGCAATCAAGAACAGGTAAATTTAATAAGGCTGAAATGAATGAGTATATTAAAGATAAAATAAGAGAAGCAGTGGGTGGCGAATGGAATTACTACAATTTCAAACAAAACGAATATAGAGTATATGCAATATTAGCAGAAATGTTACCAACGGCTATAAATGCATCTTTAAGCGGAAGATTCGAGCAATTTGCTGATTTTAAAGATACGGCTCTTGGTGACAAGAACTCATTCCACGTTGAAGATAACCAATTATTCCCAGTGGTAACACAGGCTAGAGGAACTAAAGACATTCATAGAACTCAATTATTGAATTCTAGTTTTTCAGTAACTACTAGCATGAAAATGATTAAAGTATATGCAGAATTAGACGAATTAATGGCTGGCAAGATTGATTTTGCTAGAATGACTGAAAGAGTAGCAACTTCTTTCGCTCACGAAGTAGGATTAATGATTTCTAATGCTATTTATAATTCTTATTCTTCTGTTGGAACTAACTTTAAAGCAACTGCTGCTTTTGATGACGATACTTTAGATGATATTATAGAACATGTGAAGGCCGCAACTGGTTCTCAGGCAGTTCAAATATTTGGTTCAAGAAAAGCTCTAAAACAAGTTAATAACAGTTTTGGATTTTCTGACAATATGCTTGATGAGGCTAATGAATTAGGATACGTTGGAACTTATAACGGAACTCCACTTATCTCATTACCACAAGCTTATTTAGCAAGAACTCAAACATTTGGTGTTGATAGAAACCACCTAATCATAGTTCCGGCTAATGAAAAAATAGTTAAAGTAGTATTTGAAGGCGAACCATTAGTAGATTCTACACCTGCAATGCAGAGAAATGATTTACAGCCTGAATACTTATGGGGAAGAATGATTGGAGCAGCTGCAATAACTGTTCAAGAAGGTAATTACGGATTTTATAAATTATCTTAATTATAATATGAGGGGTTTTATCCCCTCTTTTTAAAATATATGAATATAACAAATATATGAGAGGTGTTTTAATTGGGTAGACCAAAAGGAAGTACAAACAAATCGAAAGACGAAAGCAAGGATATAGATATAGAAAAATTAGTATCTGACGCTATAGACAAAGCTTTAAAAGATAAAGAAAAAGAGCATGATAAAGAAATAAAAAAGCTAAAAGAGCAAATAAAAAATAGTAATAGTAATTTAGATGATATAAGAGTTGAAGTCATGAATAATACTTTTAGTATTTTTATTATGAGTGGGAGAAAAGGAAAGTCGGCAAATATTTTCTATAAATTAGAATCACATGGCGATACTGCTATACTAGATTACGAAGAATTTAGGAATTATTATGCTCAAAATAGCAAACATTTTAAAAGTGGCGAGTTATTGATAACAGATGTTATTGGTGGTGCTGAAGTTAAAGATGTTCTTGAAAAAGTTAAGTTAGATTATTTATATGAAGGTAAATTATCTTTGGAAAAATACGATGAAATTTTAAATGCTGATTATAAAGACTTTGAAGATTTCATAAAAGAATATCCACAAACATTTGACAATCTTTTAGAACATGCTGTTCAACTTCATAAAAAGGCTAAGTTTAATTATGGCGATAAGCAGAACTATTTCAGACAAGCTATAAAAAATCCTGAGCTTTTTAAATAATAAGGAGGTGGCATAATTGTCAACCCCTAAAAGTGATATATTCGATAAATTTCTAACATTAATTCAGGATAGGAATTTATGTTTAAATTATAGCGACGAAACTCGTAATAATTTATTAAATAGCTATTTAATAAAAGCGACAAGCATACATTTTAAGGAATGTAGAAAAGATTTAACATTAGAGCAAAAACCAGAATATGAATCAAATGAATTAGTTTATTCTTCTGGGGCAATGATAGAATTAGACTCAATACCTGACGCATACGACAACGATGCTATAGAGACATTTTGTAAGATTGGTGACGATTCGTTGGATTATAGTTTTGATTATAATACTCTCGAATTCACATTAAATGAAAGTGTTTCAGATGGTGATGTAATAACATATGGATATATTTATTCTGGAGAATTTGAGGAAGATTTATCATATGAGGAACAGTTCATATTGGCTTATGGAATGATAATATCTTGGGTTAGTTTTAATCTTTATGTAACTGATAAAATGAGAGATACAATTCTTTCAAAAGATTTTTCACAACCACATTCACCAGCAAATTTAATAAAAGAATTAAGATTATTAAAAACTGATGCCATAGTAGATTTAAGGAATGCTGTGGTTGATTATACCGAGCAAAGCATTGACTTTGACGGATATAAATAGAAGGAGGTAAATAAATGCCTAGATATACACAAAAAAATATGACTTGGTTTGACGAGTCTACTCCTCAAAATGCCGCAAAAGCTAGCGCTACGATAGGTTCTGGTGAAAATGGCGTTGTAACTGTGGAATATGACTTTGTTGGAACTGATGGAAATGATTATACAATAACTGTTGCAGAAGGGTCTGGTAATGATGTTGATTTATCAGCAACTTTATCTGGAACAGATATAACCGTAACGCTTGGCACTGATGGTGTTGGCGCTTTAGATGCTACTAAAAATACAGCTACATTAGTTGCGGGCGCTATAGATGCATTAACAGATTTAACTGCTACCGCTAGTGGAACTGGCGAAACTGCATTATCTGCTGCTGAGGCTGAACAAGATTTTACAGGTGGACAACTTGCTACACCATCTGGCTCACCATGTTTTATAATTATAAGTGGAACTTGGTATATTTGCGAAGAGCCAGTAAGTTTATATGACGAAAGTGGTTGGAAATCAGCAACGCCAACTACTGTATAGGAGGTGTTTTAAATGGCTTACGAGCTAATGAAAGCCATTTATGAATGTTCCTCTAGCAATAAAGAATTAATTGCCAATGATATAAAACAATCGACTATAGATGCTTTTGAGAATATATATAATAAATATGATATATATATAGATTTAGATTATACTACACCTTACATTGCTATGATTTCAGATTTAAATGCATTCAAGTATACAATAGCACTAAAAAAACTTACATTATATCCGTATGACAATGCATTTGAACTTTTAGACCAAGGCGATTACGTTAGTTTTAATTATAGTGGCGAATTAACCGATTGGTTAGTTTTAAATTTAGATAAGCAATATGATTATAATGTAGTAGGCAGGATATATAAATCTAATAACGTAATGAAATGGATAAATGATTCTGGTGAGATAATATCTTATCCATGTATATTTAATAGCTCTAAAACTGGTGCTAACGCAGATATAATGTCTGATAAATATATGGAAATTGTTTCGAAAGATAGAACTGTGTTTGTTCAAAAGAACGATGATACATTATCTATTAACGAAGGGGACAGATTTATATTTGGAAGTAATGTTTTTCAAATAGGTCATATAGATGATTATGGAATAGATGGCGTAATACAATTTTATATGGAGCAAGACCAATCTAATGATGAGACTGATAATTTTGAACTTGGTATTGCAAATTATTATGATAAGTATGTTGAACCAGATGATGAAATTACCGAAACATTATTGATAAATGTAACACCAGATGTTGATGAGATAAAGACTGGTGAAAGCTATACTTTTAGTTTGTCAACAACTGATTCTGGCGTAGCAATACCATCTTCATATACTATATCTGTAAATGCTGGTTCGATTGGTGATTATACGTTTAGCTCAGATACCGACGAATACACAATAACTAATAATTCTGGCTCTGGAGAAGTAATAGTTGATGTTTATGACTCAACGAATGATTTAACAGAACAGTTTATATATACATTAAAAGGCTTATGGTAAGGACGGTGATTGAATATGGCTTTATTAGATAATTTAGAAAAAAATTTAACAGACTTATTAATGTCTTTATCTGACAATGATAATTTTATAAAACTGGTATCTATAGATAGCCCAAATGCTTTAAATCAATCTTCGTCTGACAATTTTTATAGTCTTTTTAATGAGAGATTATTTTTAAAGCCGAAGGTTAATATGCCTAGTTCTGAAGAGGAAACTTATATATGTATTTATATGGGCAGAGCTGAAAGAGCAGGCGGTACGAGCAATTCTCATAATGACATACCTATAGTTATTGATATAATGACACATTTAAATTTATGGAATTTAGAAGATAATAAAATAAGACCATATAGAATTGTGGATATAATATATGATGATTTTATGAACACAAAAGTAAAAAGTGTTAGGGGCAATTTAGAATTTAATAACACAGAACTTATAAGATATAATGACACATTTATGGGATACAGAATGTTTTTCATGTACACAGGAAGCAAAGGTTGTTAGATGAGCGATAATAATGATTATAGATTAATAAAAGGATTGCCCATACATTTAAAAAATGGTTTTATTGTCGCTCAGCATAAATTTTCAACAATAGAAGAATATATGACGTATGATGAGTATGAGAAAATAATATATTCTTTGACTAGATTTCCATATGAATTTAAGTTTGATTTAGAGGATGCGGGCATAGATTATATGACAAAAAATACATTTGATATATTTTTAATGCTTAATAGTGATATATTAGATGTTTTACATAGAAAATTAAATTTCATATTTTTATATTATAATGAGCAAAACAAAAAATATGAATTAGAAAATTTTGTACCAAAAGTTAAAAACAACACATATGTTTTTGAATCATTGAAAAGTGATTTAGAATTAAATACAATAACAATAAACGAAATAAAAAAAACTTTGATGGATATGTTTTTTATGGCTATACCACAAGAGAGAAAACCAGCTAATGAAATGGCTAAAGAGTTAGTTAGAAGAGATATAGAGTTGAAAAGAAAGCAAAGTCCAAAGTACGATATATATTCGATAATAGATTCTTTGGTTTGGTCAAGTGGTAGTAAATACAATTATGATACTATATTTGATTTAACACCACATCAAATATATCGAGGTTATAATAGAATAGATAAGATTAAAAACTTTGATTATTTAATGAGTGGGGTTTATAGTGGCATGATAGATGTAAAAAATATAGAACAAAGAATTAACAAAAACAATTGGATTAATAAATAATTGAGAGGAGATAATACATTATGGCAAAAATAGAAAAGTGGTCAATACAAAGAGTATTTGATATGACTATTAAAAATGTAGATGGTACTACTGTGTTTGGCACTATTACGGACTTGCAGAATATGAGTATGGAAAACGCTCAGGAAAATGTTTATAGTATGGGAGGAGCAGGAAATCCATATATCAGTGCATTCTCACATAGCAAAAGAGTAACAGGAACTACTACAGCTGGTGTTTTTGACAACAGAATATTGGCACTTATAACTGGCTCAGACGTTACCGAAGGTGCTGTAACAGTTCCGCTTCCATACGAAGATGTAAAGATAACTTCTAACACAGCACTTACAACTTATACAGCTATTGGTGAAACAGGTAGCGAAATTCTTAAAGTAGAAATATTGGGTGCAAGTGGTGTAGAAGAGGAGTTAACACAAGCAGCAACAGCGGCAACTGGAACGAGTTTTGAATATGGTACTGGAACAAAAACACTTACATTCTTTGCTGGTGATTATGCAGACGGTACAGTTGCAAGAGTATATTATGATATTACAACTGGCGCATTAGCACAAAGCATAACCAACAAATCTGACGTTGAATCTTCAACAGTAAGATTAGAAATGAAGTCATTAGTAAAAGATTGTAATGACAACGAGTATATGGCAGTTCTTATAGTTTATAAAGCTAAATTAACTGGTAACTGGACATTAGGAACAGGGGCAGCAGATGACCCAGCTGTATTAGACATGAGTTTTGAAGCTATGAAGAAGAATTGTGCAGAAACTGATTTCTGGAACTTAGTAGTTTATGACGGAAGTGAAGTATCTTAATTGATACATTTGGCAGACTTGAAAAAATAGTCTGCCTTATTTTTATATAAAGGTGGTCTTATAATGAATAAAATATTTAACAATATTGTAACAAATTATCACCTTACAGATGGTGGTTCAGAGTTTTATGCTACCACAGAAGCTGATGAAGTTGTTAAATTTGAAGATAAAAATGGAAATACGCATAATTGCTATTCTATAAGAATTGACTCTGACGGAACTGATTTATTAATTCAGCTTGCAAGAGTAGATTCTGATGGAAGCGTTTTGCATACTACGGACACATTATTTATATCAGCAGGTTCATATATATCTTTTGATAATGCTAGATTTAATGCAGTAAAAGTTTTAGGCGCATTAGGTCAAAACATTAAATATACTGCTTTATATTAAGTTGTGATGATATGAATATATTAATTGATGCTAACTTACAAAATAGTTTAAAAACGCCAGAAGGAATTACTGGTGGCGTTGTAAATATAAATTCAGACCATTCGGCTATACATTTAGGATATGGAGCTAATATAAGTGATTATGGTACTTTAGCATCTGGCGCTACTAAAGAATATTGTATAACAGCTCCACTAGAATTATATGTGCATTTTAAAAATATAAGTTTAAATTCATTAGGTGGAAGTTGCAAACTAGAGATAATAAGAGGCGCAACTGTAACAGAAAATACTGGTACTGAATTAACACCAACAAATCCTAACGATAATTTCGCAGAAGAGCCTGAGTCCACAGTAAAAGAATCTCCATCGTATACAGGCGGTACGGTATGGGACACAATTCATGTTCTGGCAGATGAAACAAATCAATTTGTTGGAGCTGCCCAAACATCGCTTAGTGAAACACAAGAGCTTGTTTTTAAAAATGATAATGAGCAATATATAATAAAATTAACAAACTTAGAAACAAATGAGATAACTTTTGCTTGGCGTGCATTTTGGTACGAAGAGCCTAAAGGAAAGGTTGTGTAAAAAATGATTAGAGAGGGTTTAGACTTATATTAGGAGGCACTGTTGGTCAAACAACTGGTGCTACTGGTGGAAGTACATTAGAAAGCATAATAGCATCAGGTACTGAATTTTTAATAGGCATTACAAATTTAGCAACTGCTGTAAAAGACATAGGAGTTACTATAGATTGGCATGAATCAGATTATTAAGAGGTGGTAAATTGGACGAGTATACTAGAAAGAGATTAGAAAAAATAGATGAAATATCAGATGCTGTTTCATATATCAAGGCTAAAATGGAAATATTGGATGAATTTGGTGCTGATATAAAAATGAATACTAAAGACATTAATAATATAGGTAAAAAATTAAGATTCGTTGAATCTGACGTGGAGACATTAAAAAAAGATGTTACAGATATAAAAAAAAAGACAGAATGCCAAGACGAAGATATAAAATTAATTGGAGACAAAAATTTAAACTTTTGGATTAAAATTCTTCTTGGCGTAGTATCATTTTTGACTGGTGCGGTCATGTTTTTGATACAAAAAATTGGAATAATTTAAGGCAAACTTTAAATAGGTTTGCCTATTTTTTTATGTATATTTTTACACCCAATAAAATGATACTTTTATCGTATAAAATGTCCACGATATACGAACAAAAATATATGAATGTACGCAATATGAATAC